GATACTAATGTAACATCTACTGCACTTGGTAATAATAGTAACACTACAATTATTCAAGGTAATAATGTTAATTTTAATGGTAATACACATACATTTAGTAATTCTACTGTAATAAGTGGTTCATTACAAAGTGCAGTTAATACAATATCTATATCATCAAATACTGCTTCATTAGATTTCAATGGACCTCAATTACAAACACTAGAGTTAGTAAGTGGTAGTGAAACAAGATTAGAAGCAACTAATACAAAAAATGGTGTAACAATAAACTTACAAGTTAAACAACCAGGTGATGGATATGGAACATTAATAATTCCTAGTTTCCCATTCAAAGAACCAAGTGATTCTCATTACTCAGCATCAGCTGCAGTAGATGCAATAGATATATTAACTTTTATAAAATATGATACAAATGATATATTTGTTGCTAATGTAAAAAACTTTAACTAATATGAGAGTATCGCCAGTAGCTTACTTACAATCACAAGTATCTCTTTCAAATGAAATACCAAGTGGTTCAAATATCGTAATGAGGTTTGAAGATGCAAATACTAATTTTAGTGCAGGTGTTTGGACAGATACTTCTGCTTCACCTGTAGCACGAATTACAACAGGCTCAGTTGGAACTGATGTAGTGTTTCTTGCAAGTAATGGTTTAGAGTTAGATAATACTAATTCAGCAAACAAAGGTCACGCTTTAGTAGAAAGTTTAGGAACAGATATTCAGTTTGAATCATTTGCTATTGTCTTTGATAGACCACAAAACTCTCAAGGTACTGGAGACCAAAGAGATTATTTCTTTGATGCTAGAGATGCTAATACAGAATCACCTGATAATGGTGGTTTCTTTAATCAATACGATGCAACAGCACAAGGTAATGGTTCATTCTTAGGCCCATCTGGTTCATTTTATTCTTGGTATTATGGAGAAGGAGCACCATCAACAGTTGATGCAGGAGCAACAACCGCTGCTAATTTAACAAATGGAAATGGTAATAATGAAGGTGGAACAGAACAATACCAATGGTTAGGACCTACTGGTAGAAGTACAGATAATAACGAGAGGGTATTACATTTCAATTGTAACCCATCAGCAATAGATGAGTATAAACAAATACAATCAGCTGCTGAAGGTATGTATTTGGGTGCTAATGACCAAGGTGGTGAAGCTAGTTCTATGAGAATATTTGCAATAATTTATTGGGATGTTCCTTTAACATTTACTGATTTCCAACAATTAATACGATACTTACAAGCACAAAACACTATACCAACTTAAAAAAATAACTACTTATATATAACAATTTGTTATATTGGTAGATATATCAAATCAATAACAAACAAAAAAGAGAGAAAATTATGAATTCACAAACTGTATTAGGTAAGATTATGACTTTATTGTCTTTAGATAGTAAAGAAGTAAAACTTACTGTAGCTAAATTAGCTGATGGTACTCTTGTTGAATCTCCAACTTTTGATGTGGGTGAAACCTTAGAGGTTATCCACGAAGATGGAACAAAAACTCCAGCACCTGATGGTGAACACTTATTAGAGTTAAGAGATGAATCTGATGAAATAAACAGAATCAAACTTTTTACTGAAGGTGGTATCATCAAGGAAAGAGAAAATGTTGAAATCGAAGCAGAAAGTGAAGAGAAGAAAGAAGAGGAAATGGCTGATGTTTCAACAGAGGAGGTGGAAGCTTTACCAGAAACTGGTAAATCTGATACTGACGTAAATGAACAAGTAACTCTTGAATCAGAACCTGGAATCGCTGTAGATGAGGAGGTGGTTGATAAGGAAGCGGATATCGTTAACTTAACTACTAAATTAGAAGAGCAAGAAGAGAAGATTGAAGAGATGAAAGAAAGAATCGAAGAACTTGTAAAGTACTTTGAGGACATCAAAAAAGAAGAAGAAGCATTAGAGGAAGAAAAGAAAGAGGAGGAAGAACTTGAATCTAAGAAATTAGATGGAGCTCCTACTGAGAAACCTGCAATGTTTAACAAAAAGAAAAACAATAACTTTAAAGTAGGGAATTATAGAAATTCTGTACTTTCAAAAATGTATAGGTAACCCTATCAAATTAAAACAAAAGAGAGAAAAATGAAAAAATTAGTAAACTTAACTACTGGTCAACCTAGCATAACTTCAACGTATGCAGGTGAAGCAGCAAGCGGTTATATCGCTGCTGCTCTACTTTCTGCAAGAACTCTTGACAATCAATTGGTAACTATTAAACCAAATGTGAAGTTTAAAGAAGTAATTCAAAAAGTAGATGTTGATGGAATTGTACAAGATGCGAGTTGTGACTTTGTTACATCTGGTTCTACTTCTATCACAGAACAAATACTTGAGCCAAAAGAGCTACAAGTAAACTTATCATTATGTAAACAAGAATTTGTTGATTCTTGGAATGCATTACAACTTGGATTCTCTGCATTTGATGAAATCCCAAGAGACTTTAATGACTTCTTGGTATCTTATGTAGGTGGAAAAGTTGCTGAAAAAACTGAACAAGACATTTGGAGTGGTGTATCCACTAACAATGGTGAGTTTGGTGGATTCGAAGCTATCTTATCAGCATCAGCTGCTACACTATTAACTTCTGCAGTACAACCTGCAAGAACTGGTGGTGATGGAGCAATCGTTTCTGGTTCTATAACATCAGCAAACGTATTAAGTAACTTACAAGCAGTATATGATACTATCCCTTCAGCCGTTTATGGTAAAGAAGATTTAGTAATCTATGTTGGTTCTAAAGTTGCAAGAGCTTACCAATCAGCATTATCTGGTAATGCTACATTATCAAACAATTCTTACAACAACCAATTAAACGTTGGTGAAAAACCATCAAACTTCCAAGGTGTAGAAATCGTTCTTTGTCCTGGTATGAGTGATGATAAAATCGTTGCAGCACAGAAATCTAACTTATTCTTCGGAACAGGTTTATTATCTGACCACAATGAGGTAAGAGTTCTAGATATGGCAAACCTTGATGGTTCGCAAAATTATAGAGTAATAATGAGATATACTGCAGGTACACAAATTGGTATTGCACAAGATATCGCTTATTACGGAGCATTTTAAGTCTAACAATTAATAAAAAGGAGAAACTATGAGTTGTAATATAACAGCAGGAAGAAACGAAGTTTGTAAAGATTCAGTAGGTGGAATACAAGGAGTGTATTTTATCAACTATGAAACAGGTTCGTTTTCTAAGAACGGAAGTGGAGAAATAAATTCACTATCAGGTTCTACAGCATACTTTTATGAGCTCAAAGGAACTTCTACTTATACTGAAACAGTCAACTCTTCAAGAGAAAATGGAACAACGTTCTTTTCTCAAGAAACAGTTGTTAACCTTAAGAAGTTAACTAACGAGATGACTACTCAACTTAAATTGTTAGCTTATGGGAGACCACAAATCCTTGTATGGACTAATTCAGGTGATACACTATTAGCTGGAGAAGTACACGGTAATGATTTAACGGCAGGAACAATTCAGACAGGTGGAGCGTTAGGTGACCTTTATGGTTACTCAGCAACTTTCACAGGTGAAGAAAAGTTACCAGCACCATTCATTAGTGGTTCAACAGTTAGTGATGCATTTGCAGGATTAACAGGAGTTGATAAACCAACAATCGTATATGGGTCATAAGTAGGAAATACTTTTGAGACTTAAATAAACTAAACCCTTCTCTTCGTGAGAGGGGTTTTTTTATGTCTTATTACCAGTTAATTATAAGTTAAGGGTTATTTGTTATATTCATAAACATTAGATATGCTATCGTATTATATATCACAGAGTAACCAATTTACAGTTAGGACACAAGATACTGCTAGTTTAGTAGTTAGTGGTTCTGATATTGCGGAAGATATGACACTTGTATTACAAGATATGATGACTTATAGTTCATCATATTATGATTTAAGTGGTTCTTATACATTCAACCCATACGAGAACATACTTACGTTCTCTCAATCATTAGAGGGTTCTGTAAGAGATGCTCAAGAGTTTAGAGTACACTTAAGTGGTTCAGTAAGTGGTAGTGTTTATAGTGGAACGATGCAAGTATATGCATCACAAAGTATTGATAAAGTAGTATATCTAACTCAGAACGAAGAGTTTATATCCAATACAACAGATAACGATTATATAGTAATATGAAGAAACAAGAACAATTTTCAGTATTAAACTTAACAAGACAGGATGTTCCTATTGTTACAGAAGATACAAAAACAAGGTATCAATGGGTGCCTGTTGGGATATTAGACCAAGATGATTACTTTGGTATGGTAACTGAAGCCTATAATACTTCTACAACTAACGCAGCTTGTGTTGAAGGTGTAGCAGATTTAATATATGGTAAAGGTATCTTTACAAAAGAAGAAGTTAAACAACAAGAATTAGATAAGATAATTCCACCAGAAGATTTAAGAAAGATTACTTTTGATTTAAAATTATATGGTAATGCTGCTTGGCAAATCATTTGGAATAAATCACATACACAGATATTAAGAATGTATCATATGCCTGTTCAGAATTTAAGAGCAAAGAAGATATATGATATGGGTAGAATAGAAGGATATTACTATTGTTCTGATTGGAGTGACCATAGGAGACAGAAAGAGAAAAAGTATTTACCTGTCTTTGGTTCATCAAATGAAGAAGTAGAAATACTTTATGTAAAAGAATATGAACCTAACAGATATTACTATTCATTACCTGATTGGATTTCTGCATTACAATTTTCATTTAGTGAAGCAGAACTATCTAACTTACACCTTAACAATATAGAAAATGGTTTCTTGCCAGTAGGTATGGTGAATTTCAATAATGGAGTTCCTGCACCTGAGGAAAGACAAACAATAGAAAACTTATTAGAAGCTAAGTTTACAGGTACTCGTAACGCTGGTAGATTTATGGTATCGTTTAATGATGATGCAGTAAACAAACCTACTATTGATACGTTCCCTATGGAGAACTTACACGAGAAGTATCAGTATGTTGCTGAATACGCACAAGATAGAATTCTTGTAGCTCATAGAATAGTATCACCTTTATTATTTGGTATTAGAACTGCAAACAATGGATTCTCTTCAGCAGCAGAAGAAATGAAAACTGCA